GCCCCGGACTGGAGCCGCCGAGCGCTGTGGTACTGTGGGAAATACGATCATCCTGGTTCATGCGTTGCCCGTGGTGGGCGCCGCATCGTCGGCCAGGTGCTGCATACGTACTGGGGGCGATGATGGCCCGTCCGACTGACTGTACTCCAGAGACCATCGCTAGGGTCTGCGAGGCCCTCGAGCTGGGCGTATCATGGGCGGCGGCGGCAGCTCATGCCGGTCTTTCTGAGCAGACTCTGATCACGTGGAGGAAACGCGGGCAAACCGGGAAACAGCCGTTTGCCGAGTTTCTGGAGCGCGCGACGCGCGCCCGTGATGCTGCAGAGACTCGTATGGCGGCAATCGTCATGCAGAGCGCGCAGGAGGGCAACGTCGGGGCTGCGATGTGGTGGCTCGAACGACGACGCCGAGAGACCTGGGGCAAGACCCAGGAGGTTCAGATCCAGACGAGCGCGGATGATGGGGTCAAGCGCCTGCTGGACCGGCTCGCAAGCTCTGGAGGTGGTGACCATGGCCAGCAGTGACGATCTGCGGTCGATGGCCGAGAGGGCTGCTCAGTATGAACCGGCGCCGCAGCCTGGCGCATCCAGCGTCACCGATGAGCTGCTGTACAGCGTCGAATGCCTGTCGCTGCCGCAAGAGCAGCGGACACAGCTGCGGCAGATGCTGCACGCTCGGCGAGAGATGGGCCGGGCGAAGTACGGATGCGAACTGCAGACGTACAACGGCCGCAACGCCTGGAACGACTGCCTGCAGGAGCTCCTCGACGCAGCCGTCTACATCACCCAGGCGAGGATGGAGGGTCGCTCAGTCCCGAGTGAGATCCGAACAGCCCTGCACCTGGTGTCGACTCTCATCGAGGACGTTCCTCGGTGAGTCTGAGCCTCGCAGACCTGATCCCGTTGCCGTGGCAGGCTAACGCACTCCGGGCCATTCTGAGACCATGCGGTGGGTACTACGCATGGGCAGGCGGCAAGGGGTCAGGTAAGTCGGTGCTGGTCGGCGCGACAGCGTGCATGCTGGCAGCGACCAGGCCAGGTGCCGAGATTGCACTCGTCATGGACTCGTATCCGAGCCTGAGAGACATCCATCTGCCCATCATCTCAGCTCTCGCCAGGAGCGCTGGAGGCGAGTGGAGAGCCACGGACACGGAGTTCCGCTGGCCGACTGGCTCGGTCATCCGGCTCAGGCATCTCGACACGACAGGAGACCCGCGCATTGGTGGCAGCCCCATCGAGGGCATGAATCTGCACGCCATCATCGCGGACGAGTGTCAGCAGATCGATGCCAGGTACTGGGCCGTCTGGGCTGAGCGTACTCGCGTCACGGCCGTCGATGCGGCTGGGCATACGTGCTCTCCGATTGTCGTCGCCTCGGGCCTGCCAATCTCAACGTGGTGGTGTACCCAGGCAGCGCAGGCGGGCGGAAAAGTCTGGAGACCACGCACACGCGACAACACGAACAACGACCCAGGATACGAGGCCCGCGTCAGGGCTACCATGACCGAGCGCCATGCTCGGGCCATGCTCGATGGCGAGGAGTACCTACCAGAGGGCCAGATCGTCGAGGAGTATCGAGCGCAGCTCGAACCCGATGGCGTGCTCGTCGACTGGACGCCCGACTGGGAGCGCACTCGGACAGTGCTGTCCATGGACCTCGGAGCCAGAGACCCACACGCGCTTCTCCTGGCCGAGGATGTCGCCAAGGGACGATGGGTCGTCATGCGCGAGTGGTACAGCACCGGGCGCCACATCACGATCGGCGAGTTTTGCGCACGCATCGCTCGGGACGCTGCTCCTCGTCGCATGGCTGCAGGCCGCATCCCCATTGACGAGGTGGTCGCAGATCCAGCAGGAGCGGCAACGTCCGCCCAGACTGGACACTCTGACCTCGACCTCATCTCGCTGCATCCTCCCGAGGGCATCGGACTGCGGCCCATTGTCGAGACCATCCCAGAGCGCCGATCCGTCGCCGGGTCGCTGAATCGCATGCGTCTGGCCATCGAGCGACGGCGTTTGATGTTCGCACGCTCGCTGGCGGAGTCTGGCATGGCCGACCAGTCGGAGCGGTCGCTGCACCGGTCGCTACTGGGCTATCGATGGGACCCACGAGGTCGAGAGGAGCCGCTGAAGGATGGCGTGCACGATCACGCCGTAGACGCGCTGAGGTATGGAGCCCGGCGCGTGCTCTGGCACCTGTCGGAGCTGACTGGAGCCGACATCATCGCTCCACCCAGGACGCTACATCGGAGAGCACAACGACATGAGCAGGACGCTCGGTGATGCTGCGAGTAGAACGATGCTCTTACTTGTGGCATCGGCTCCATCCGGGTAACGTGCGCCCATGGTCGGAGTCGTCAGCAACGCAGAATCAGCCCGGCTGAGAGACGCCAGTGAGCGCCCCGGCGCCGAACTTGGCGTGGGCGGTGGCCGCTCGACTGGTGGGATCTACGGGTCTGCCTACGAGCACAACCGACGGCTCCAGGCCAATGCTGATCGGATCTCCGCATTCCGCCAGTGCATGACGCATTGGAGCGTCCAGAGCGGCGTTACCGCCTGGCGCGGCCTCTGCGAGATTGCGACATGGTCTGTCGAGCCCGCCGACGACTCGCCTCAGGCGCTGCAGTATGCCGACCATATCCGGTCATGCCTGGGGATCGGAACCGTCAGCCCCATTGGTACGGAGTGGCAGCTCGTTTTGCGGCAGCTCCTGAAAGCTCATCTCGAAGGCTTCGCCGTCTGGGAGATGGTCCCGGTGCAGGTCGGTGGTGTGTGGTACACGCCGCTGATGCCTCGTGACGCTGCGTCCGTGGCCAGGTGGATTGTCGATGAGGACGGTCGGCTTGCGGCGATCGAGCAACGCCCCCCCGTGGGCTACGGGACATTTAGGGTCATTCCGGCGTCGCAGCTGCTCGTCTACGTCTGTGGTGCTGTTGCACACGACGACTACTCAGGCGAGGGTATGCTGCGCTCGGTCGAGCCGCTCTACCGGGACGTAATCACGCTGCAGCAGCAGCTCGTCGCCGGCATCCGTCGATGGGCGACGCCGACTCCAGTAGCTCGTATTTTGCCCGAGGTAAGTCGCCAGTTCGGCAACCCAGAGACTCCGGCATTCGTCCAGCAGGAGCTGGCTCGCTACGAGGAGACCCTGCAGCTCTATATCGCACACGACCAGAGCTATCTCATGGTTGCTCCGTGGATCGAGCTAGACACGTTCGGTGGCGAGCTGGCGCACATGGGCGACGTGCAGGCCATCATCGATGCCCGGGACCGCCAGATTCTGAGCATCTCGTCGGCTCAGTGGATGATGCTAGGGACGACCAACAGTTCTGGCTCGTACTCGCTGTCAGAGACGCAAATGGCCGCTGCTCACGATGCGGCCCAGGCCGTGGACGACGACATCTGTCGAGGGATGCAGAGCTACATCGGGCGAGCCGTACGATGGCAGTTCGGGCCCGATGTGCCTGATGCGCTGCTACCGCGTATGAGAGCCGCTGGCCTGGCCAGTGAGGCATTCGTGCGTTACCTGTCGGTGCTGCCCAGCCTGGTGGCGGCCGATCTGCTGCGGCCTGATGATGCAGTCCGAGACGCCATCCGAGCTGCTGTCGAGGTGCCCGCCGAGGACCGCAACGCGCGTCCCAGGGGAGCCCGGATCCGACCGTCAGCGACTCCAGCAGCTGGCATCCTGCCTCCGGCTGCAATCGTGGGGCAGGGCTGATGCCGATCCGACGCTCGCCTCCGCGTGATGTGCGCTCGGCAGTTCGCCGAGGGCTCCGCCTATACGATCAGGGGAACGGCGGCGACGGCCTGAAACCGGAGACAATTCGCCGCGCCCGCAGCATCGCCGAGGGCGCAGAGCAGAGCATCCAGTGGATCACGGTCGAGGCTCCGGCATGGTTCGCTCGGCACACCGCTACGCGCCCCGAGGGCGACGTATCGGGTACGCCCTGGGAGGTCGCGTGGCTCCTATGGGGTGGCGACGCTGGTAGAGCCTGGACCCAGAGAGAGCAGGACAGACGGGCCCGCATGGAGGCCGCAGGAGAGACCATCATGGCCATGACGATTCCGACCGTCGAGGGGCAGACCCTTGGCGACTTCCTGGAGGAGCTGCGTGCCGCAGCTGCTGAGCGACTGCTCGGCCTGGCTGGAGACTCGCCGCTCAGCCTGTACATCGAGGACGACAGCGTCACCGAGACCGATGTCATCGTCGAGGTCTGCGGCCTGCCCGATGGCGATAAGTACTATCGCCTGCAGTACTCGCGCGACCCGAACGGGCGCCTCATCGTGTCCGAGCCCGCCGAGGTGACCGAGGTGACGACGTTCCAGCCCGTCTCGGCGACGCTGGCTCGTGGCCTGGTGCTGGAGTCGCTGCGAGTCCACGCGCCTCCTGCCGTCGGACTGACTCGCGGTCGACGGGTGCAGCTCCTCCGAGTCGGGCCTCTCTACGATGCCTATACCGGATCGTCGCTACTCGACATCACGGACAGCCTGTGCTCGCAGATCGCGTCCAGCGCTGCAGCGCTCGGGTACGGTATCCCAATCGACATGGGGCATAGCCTCTATCACGCTGCAGCAGACGAGGCTCCCGTGCTCTATGGGCGCATCGTCGAGCTGGAGGCTGTCCCTGGCGCTGGCCTGTACGGAGTCCCCGAGTGGACTGATGCAGGCCGCGCCCTGCTGGCCAGTCAGCCGGGCCTGTACTACCTGAGCCCGACGATGCTCGGCACTCCTCGTGATCCTCGTACGGGAGCCGAGATGCCTGGCCGCATCCTGCACAGCGTAAGTCTGACGGCTACGCCTCGACAGGACTCGCTTGAATCACTGGCGCTGTCACGCGCCGTTTCGGGGGCTAACGCCCCTAGAGGAGATGCCATCATGGCACAGCCGCAGTCCCCCACCGGGGGCGACCTGCTGACGCTGACCCGGGAGCGTGACACGCTGCTGGGACAGGTCGACACCCTGACGCGAGAGCGAGACGCCATCGCTCTGGAGCGGGACACGTACCGCGCACAGGTCGAGCAGAGCGAGCAGCTCACGCACACCCTGTCCGCTCGAGTCGAGGCGCTCGAAACCGCAGCTGCTCGCACGAAGGCCGCAGCCGAGGTCGATGCCGCCGAGCTCGCCGGCAAGGTGATCACCCCCGACGCCCGCGTGGCACTGCTGTCGATGGCCGCCGAGCATCGGACGATGGTGCTCTCGCACATCCCGGTTACCCGGCCCGTGCGAGTCATTGGCCATGCCGCCAGCGTCGATACCGACCCCAAGGCCGCCGAGGCTGCGGCCGTCAACGACAAACTCAGCACCCTGCGAAAGGTGAAGTGATGAGCAGCATCAAGGGCAACAATCCCAGCTTCCTGGCGGCCTCCTCCGTGTCTGCGGGCCTCAGCGTCAAGATCACCGGCATCTCTGGTGGCCTGACTCAGGTGGCCCAGTCCGATGACGGGACGACCGCCACCGCCGACGCCAACATCGGCACCGCGCTCGAGAGCGTCTCCGCTGGCGAGCTGGTCGCCGTGCAGGTCGACGGTCTCGTCGAGTTTGCGATCGCCGGTGGCGTGATTCCTCCTGGGTCGCGCGTCACCTGCAACGCCTCCGGTGAGTACGTGGCGGCGGCGTCTGGTGATCGGTCGGTCGGTGTTCTCATCGGTGGCAAGAGCTCCACTGGCGCCACGGCGGCTGGGGCTCAGTGCACCATCCTCCTCAATGGCCCCCTGGACATCGCGTAAGGAACCACAATGCCCTCTCTCAATAGCGTCAACGTCGTCTCCCCGCTGCTGTCCGGTGCTGCCATCGGCGCCGCTCAGCAGCTGTCTCTCGTGGCGTCTGGCCTGCCGCAGGCCCGCGTCCCGGCGCAGAGCTACCACGGCCAGGTGTTCATCGAGTCGTCTGGCAGCTACATGGGCTCCCCCCAGAACCTGAAGACGAGTCTGTCCGCCGACTACCCGCTGACCCAGGCAGGTGACCCGACGGTCGTCAGCTTCTCCTGTGAGGAGTACAAGCTCGCGAGCGCCATCGTCCCCGACAAGCTCCTGGAGCGCTCCCAGTTCCCGGCCGACCTCCTGTCTCGTGAGGCTGCGGCCATCGGCCGGAAGCTGGCTCTCGACATGGAGAGCCGTGTTGCGAGCCTGTTTTTCAACGCCGGCAACTGGCCTGACTCGGCGCTGGCGGCACTGGGCGGTGGCGGCATCCAGTGGAACAACTACACCACGGCGAAGCCGGACCTCGACATCGACGTGGCGATGGTCCTCGCTCGCGAGAGCGCCTATGGGCGCAACCCGGACACCATCATTCTGGGCCAGCAGGTCATCGACGCCTATCGTCGGTGTCTCCAGGCTCAGGGCGTCGCGGTGGTCGGCAGTGGTGCGGCTCGCGCCGATCTCCTGACCGAGGCTGACGCGATCTCGCGCATCGAGAGTTTGTTCGGTCTGAAGGTGCTGATCGGCTCGGCTCGGGCCAACGTGAGCGCTCCCGGGCTCGCCGTCTCCGGTGCTTACATCTGGGGCAAGTCGTTCTGGGTCGGCTGCCTCCAGGATACCGACGCTGCCGTCGCTGGTTCCGACGTGATGGTCCGGCCTGTCGCGGGCCTCCTGATCGTCGAGGATCGCGTCGGCGCCGCCGGCATCAACATGGACGGCCTGACCCTGCCGATCGCAGTCAGCGAGCACATCTCCGAGCCGCCGAAGGCCAAGGGCAAGCTGGTGGCGGGTGAGTGCTACACGGACGAAATCGTCTGTGACACCAATCTCGGCTATCTCGTGACCTCCGTGGCCGCCTGATGCTCTACCGTTACCAGCCACTCAACCCCAGGGAGGTCATCCCCGTCCTGGGAATCTTCGGTCCTGGGGTCTACGACCTCAGCGTCGAGGACGCTGCACGCTTCGGCGAGCTGGTCAGTGGCGTCGGTGGCGGTCCCTCTCTCGTGCCTGAGTACGTCGTACCAGATTCAGTCTCTCAGGCCGTGGCCGACTTCATGGCGGCCGTATGTCTCCCGACCGACGCCAACCCCGAGACGACACCACAGGTCGTGTCGAGCCGCCCCAAGCGGAGCCGCTCGCGCTCGGAGGCATGATGCACTGGGGCCCCGCCTCGGAGTCCCATGCTCCATCCTCCACCGAGGTGGGGCCCCAGGCTCATGTGTGCGTCCGAGGTCCGATACTGCTCGCGTCTGAGCCAGTACCGGCATCCATCGAGGCGCTAATCAACCGCCGATCTGCCATCGCGGACTCGGCTGGTGCTGACGTGGCTGCCTCTCTACGAGCAATCGCTCAGCGTCTAGGACCAGCGCTCGAAGATTACGTCGGTGGCGGCTCGCTCGACTCGGTGCGGGCGCGTATCTACGCGCTGCAGGTCGAGGACATCATCGCCATCCTGGGAGACATCACAGATCAGGATGGAGTACCGCTCATCGATCTCGCGCAAGAGCAGTGGATCGTATCTCTCGAGCAGGTCGCAGCGGAGGCGCTCAGGACCGCCAGCGCTGCAGGCCTGGATGTCACTGGAGAGACGTTCGATGCTGAGGGCTACGTTGCTGCCCTGGAAAGTCGATACGCCAATGCTGCCGATCTCTGGGAAACGGTGGTCGAGCGACCGACGGCCATGAGAATTCTCCAGTCTTTCGATGCTGCGCTCTTCGCTGACAACTGGGCATCGGCGTCGAGCATCCTGCGGGACTCCATCGAGAGCAGCATGAGCAGCATCGAGACCGATGTGAGGACGGAGACCGCGTCGTTCGATCGCTACGTCGCGGCTACCACTGCACGCTCAGCAGACCCGAGCGGCGAGGAGCTGGCGTGGGTCTACGCTGGTCCGGTCGATGGCCTACAGCGGCAGTTCTGTCGAGAGGTCTACGACCTGGCATGGACTCGTGAGCAGGTTGCACAGCTACGCAACGGGCAGGCTGGGATGCCCCCTATCTTCTTCGGTGGCGGCTACAACTGTCGGCATCAGTGGGTGCAGATGTCCTGGGCTGCGGCGCAGAGACGCGGTATCCCTCAGGCGACGGCGGCCGATGTCGACCGCGTCAACGCCCTGTACTAGGAGCCACATGCGAAAAGCGACCATCGGCCATCCACTCGTCCTCATCTACCAGCCCAGCGCAGCCTCGATCGTCCCGACATCGGTGACTGCCACTGTCCACTGGCCAGCTGGTGCCCAGGCATACGCAATGGCTCGCCAGCAGGGTGCGACCATCTCGGGGATCGACGACAGTCGCACTCGGCTCACTACAACGTGGACATCTGGCGAGCCACTGATGCAGGCAGGCGTGCCCCAGGCCGCCTGGATCGGCGAGAAGTCTTACGGGCAGGTCGCGGTCCGTATCATCAGAGCCGATGCCACGTATACCTATCTCTCTGAGCCGCTGCCGACCGATGTCGACGCCGTCGAATGCGGGATCTACCTGCTGACCTGGCAGGCGACCATCCCGGCTCTCCATTTGCCCGCAGCTCCGGTCCGTCCAATCCTAGTGCAGTACTCGTACTCGGCGACCGTCAGCGGCGAGACGACGATCCAAGGCGTAGAGAGCGACTCGATGGCCGTAGTCTGGGCCGAGTTCTCGACGGGCCTGACCGACCAGGAACTGCTCAGGGGCGCAAACTGGGCTCGGACCCTGTACCAGCCTGGAACCAACGGTTATGCAGACGCGATCTCGACAGCTCTGACATCGCTCATCGGTCGCATCCGGCCTGAGCTGCCCGATGGAGTCTGGGAGGATCAGCTCGCCGGGGCCCAGTTCCGCCGAGCGCATCTCCTGGCAACGCAGCTGGTCCTGCTCGACGACATGGCCGGACGTGGCCAGCCCCGACCAGAACTGCGGACGACCGTCGCCGCTGAATACGAGGCAGAGGTGGCTCGGTGCTTTGCTCGCCTCGAACTGCTCGACCTCAATGACGACAACATCATTCAGCCAGGAGAGGCATCATCGATCGCAGTCTCTCCGCTCTCCCATGTGACGAACCAGTATCTGGTCGAGTTCGCTCGCCAGCCGCTCCCGACTATCGTCCACCGGCCTCGGATGGATGATCCTCGATGAGCCTCCAGGTGAAGACCACCGGCAGCATTCCGACGCGGGTCTGGGATGAGCAAGCGATGCAGCAGCTCGCGGTCCGCATCCGTGGCGACATCGTCTATCGCTCCCAGGTCGAGGGACTCGATGTCCGTGATGCACCATTCTCGGCCTACTCCGACAAGCCGATCACGGTCAGCTTCGGATCTGAAACGGCGCGTCGACTGGCGCCGAAGGGTGGCTCGCCTGCCTATGGTCGCGGTCATCCTCGGCGTCTAATCAAGAATGGTCGAGCGCCTGCCGGTCGAGGCTGGACCATCACCGGGCGCCACTATGCCGACGGGTATGGTCAGTACAAGTCGGAAAGCCGTCGAGGCCTGGTGTCCAAGTCGGGCCGATCTGGCACGCTGGTCGACCTGACGCTTTCCGGCGACATGTTCCGCTCTTTCCGGGTGCTGCGTCATAGCCGCTACTCTGCGGTCATTGGGCTGACTGGCGCTCCGCGAGTCTATGGCCCCGAGGTAGATCAGCGGCGTCAGTGGATCGGCCTCAGTCCCGGCAATCTGGCCATGGCCCAGGATGAGGCGTCGTCGCTAGTCGTCGAGGTAATGGAGAGGAGCGCCAGCCGTGTCACTCGCTGATGTGATCTCGACTATCACCAGCGTCATCTCGGGACTGGCTCCGACGAGCGAGCCGTCTAGGACGTTCGTGCCGGTGCAGGTCGAGGACTGGATGCCACTGGAGGATGTCGCGGCAGTCAGGAGCCGAGCGTTCCGAGTGGACGCAATCGGCTCCGTGCTGCAGGACAGATACGTTGGACTGACCATGCACTATCCCGCACACGACCTGGTCGTGAGGGTCTGCTATGCGAGAGGCGACTACCGGTCACCACACCTGATGGCGTCCATCATGGCCGAGGATGCCGCAACTATCATCTCTGCCCTGATGCCTGCCTCGGCGTGGGGGAGCTACGCAACCAATCTGTATGCCCTGCCTCCTGTCGAGCGACAGGAAGTACCAGCCGCCGACGGTGGTATCCTCGGCACCATCATCAACATCCGCCTGCGGGCAGAGTGGGAGAGACCATGAGCACCGGCATGAACAATGGAGCGACCACGATGGTCGCCGAGGAGTCCAGTTATGGCAGCGTCGATCCGACCGATGCCCGCGCCCTGGATACGACAGCTCTCCAGGCATTGACCTGGTATAGCCTCCGGGTCACGCAGGATTCATTCGCGGCTGGAGCCAGCAGCCTGAAGATGCCCACTGACGAGCGAGCCGATGTGACGCTGGCTGGCGGTCGTCAGCCGCTGCGGGTCCTCACTGCTGTCGACGCCAGCGGTCCGGTGCGCTCCATCTCGGGTGATGTACCGCTCTCGATGGAGGCGCGTGGTATGGGCGCCAACCTGCCCTCAGCTACGGGCCTCGGTGTGCTGCTGAGGGCAGGTTGGCGCCCATA